ATATTCTTGAAAGATTAAGCGTTCAAACTCACTCAGCCGACTTATAAGGATATCCAGTTGTTCGTTTGTCATTCGTGCGCCTAACCAAGTCTTGTCGATTTCGTGTGCGTACTCTTTGAAGTCGCGTCGGTTTCTGTTCCACGCTATCGTTTGTTTGTAAAATGGCGACGTTGGACTGTTAACGGACAAATACATTACACGAATAAGATAGAACTCAAAGTCGCCTGTATCAATTAGGTTTTCAATGTGTTTACTTCCAAACATAGAAAGCAAAGAGTCGTGCAACAAGTCCTCGTAAAATGGTTCCTTACGAGCGATATTGTACGCTAACTCTTTGAAGTGTTTGTACCTTCCTTCTATGTAGTGGTCAAGTGTCAACTGTTCAAGTATTCATCTATTACTTTGATTGCCTCTTCATTACCCTTACAAATATAAGAACAATAGCCCCTGTTTCTCAATTGCTCCTGCCAACGCTTTTGCTCTGGTGATGCAGTACCACCCTTTTCTTTCTTCATCTCAATAGCAAGACCGTGAAACTCACCGCGTGGCTCGTAAATAAAGAGGTCGGGAAAGCCTTTGACGTATCCAGTACGCTTCATCTTGATCGCTTGCAAATAACTCGTGCGCATTCCACCTGCTGAAGCGCAATAAAGAGCGTCGGGATATGCTAAACGAAGGTACTTCACAACGATTTCTTGTTGGTTCGCTTCGCTTTCGGGTGCAATTTTACGCTTTGAAGTACTTTTTTTATATGTTTTCTTAAAAGTTTTTACGTTCATTTTCAATCAGTTATAAATTATTTTCAAAAAAAGTTTATTTTTTTCTTGCTATCTCAAAAGTTTAGCATATATTTGTCAAACAATTAACAACACAAACAAAGATAAACAAAATGAACACAACGAAAACAAACGAACAAATCTTAGCAGAGTTTAACGCTTTCTTCGCACAAGCAAACAAAGAAGTTTCAACTATTGTAGACAACGCAATTAACTTAGAAGCAATTGAAGTTTTAAAGTCTAAGACTGCAACATTAAAGCAGTACATTATTGAAGATGTTACACCTGCAGGATATGGAATATAAGACGGAGCAGGAATTGAATATAATGAGTAGCATTGAGTTGGCTCATTATATTTCTGAAATAACACAAACTCCAATTTGTAAGGACAAAAAGTATTGCGAACTAATCTTAAAAATTTACACCAAAAAATAACAAAATGAAAAAAACACTACTCTTTATCGCGCTTCTTTTCGGAGCAATGTTAATCGCAGGAACGATTGACGAACAAACAAGACAATTAGAACAACAACCAAACACAATAAACAAATGAAAGTAGAACTAATTCAAAAAACAACATTGACCGATATGTACTACAAAATTGTAGTCAACGGAGAGTTTCACATGAGCTACAACGACTACGACGAAGCGGTACGCGCTTACGACCGAATTAAAGCAGCGATACCACGCGAAGAAGTATTACTAAGTAAAGAAATCTAAAACCAACTAATCAAAATGAAACATGAAAGAGCCAATTTTTACAAATCAATTTTTCTCTTTGAAGAAGAAGTACAAATTCTTATTGACGGAATCATTACCGCACAAAATTACTACGGTAATCAAAAGACTGATTCGCCTTCTCGGAATCAATTGTGCGACCAACGAATTGCAGAACTTGAACGAGTATTCCTCAAGGTTACTACTTCGTCTTGGAAGGAACTACCAGAGCCACCAAAAGAAATCTAACTTTGTTTGCGTTTCGTCTTGCGCGAACGCGTACAACCTAACGCACAACGAGATAAGCGCCAACATTGAGAAATGTCAAAAAATTGCAGAAGCGCGTTGGAACGACCAACTAATTGAATACATTTGCAACAACTAAAAATCAAATCAATGTACAATCCAAAAATCACTTATCACTTTTCAATGGACGACATTAAACGTCTCAACGAAGAAATCAAAGGAATCGCAGAAAACTTTCACGAAGAAGAAACAGGTTGGTTTTCCGAAAACGTAGGTCGCCAGTTCGAAGACGAAAAAGGAAACGTGTTTGAGTTCGATGTTCTTGGTCGATTCTTCCGCGCTGACGAACCGAACTTCGACCTTCACTATATCCGCTTAAAGAAGGACGGAATAATCTTCGAGTTCGACTACCGAATCTTTCAAGACCATATCTAAAATGGGTTATTACAAGCGAATAAGCGAGGAAGAACAAATGTCAGCGAACGAATGGTTCTGGCAAAATGAAGAAGCGAAACTCGCGGACAAATTAGAAATTTATATAAACAACAAAACAAATAACAACACAATGAGCATCATCGCCCAAAACAACAACAACAACAGCGGAGGACAGACAGTTCCCGCAGGTACACACGTAGCGCGTTGCTACCAAATCATTCACATCGGAACGATTGTCGACACTTATCAAGGCGAAGAGAAGTTAGTGAACAAGGTTCGCTTAGTATTCGAACTACCACTTGAAACAGCTGACTTCGGTAAAGGCGAACAACCATTCTCTATCGGACGTGACTTCACTTTGTCAATGCACGAGAAGAGTGGATTACGTGCCTTTGTTCAATCGTGGTTAGGAAAGGCAATGAGCGATTTTGAGGCATCTAAATTCGACATCGGTACTTTGCTTGGGAAGGAAGCAATGGTTAGCGTAATGCACCGCACAGCGAACACAGGGCGCACTTACGCAGACTTAAAAGGAGCTTCACCACTTGCGAAGGGAATGACTTGTCCACCACAGGTTAACGCTTCGTTCTTGTTGGACTACGACAGCGAAGACTTTGACTTGCGTTTCAAGATGCTTCCAGAGTGGCTTCAAAACAAAGTAAGTTCATCGGCTGAGTTTAGCAAACGTTTAGAGCGTTCTGCGGATCAAATGAACAAGGCGAAGGCAATGCTCGAAAAAAGCGGGTTAGTTCAACCAACGCAAGAAGACGAAGACGAATTGCCATTCTAAATATAACGTGTCTTAAAAGGGTGTTATATCAGACATAATGCCCTTTTATTACACTTAATGTACAATAAACCATACAATGAAAAAATTAATATCACTTGAAAAGCGCGTTGAGAATCTACTCAAAAAATACAAAACGCTTCGCAATAACAACAAAGCACTTTGTGTGAAAGTTTGGGAACAACAGTTCGAAGAACGCAAAGACATCACAAGCAACTTCTTCGCGATGTACGAAAGCGGAAAGTATGTAAGCGCGGACAACATCACACGCATTGCACGATTGGTTAAGGAACACAATCCAGAACTCAGAGGAACAAACCACGCGACCAATAAGAAGAAAGAGCAGTTGATTAAACCACTATTAAAGAAATGAACAAACAAATCTATTCAACCCCATTCGGTCGCCTCGTTAAAAGTCAATTCAAGACGATGCATAACTTTAAGAACGTTCTTCGCATCAGCGACCCGACAGCACGTCTTTACGTCGCACACCCCGAACGAATGAGAATCAAAGACTTCAACAACATTTGCCTTCACACAGGACTTTCACGCGAAGAAGTATTCAGCACATTTACACCAACCATTTTAATAAACGAAGAAAATGACTAATCAAATAACGCTCAATTTAGAACAGGAACAAGTAGTGTTTTTGTACGATGAAGTTGCGGAAGGTAATCTTTATGTAGCTTATAAACCTTGGAAAATAAAACAAAACTTTGAAAATTTTACTATTGAAAATCCTTTTCCAGATAGGAATATGAGATATAGTTTAAGAGAAGGACATGTGTTTATAGCTAATCGATATCAAGATGGTCAAATTTTTCAATTTTTACTTTTAAAAGGCATAAAAGAAAAGTTTTTTAAAAATCACAAAGACGAAGATGTTAAACATTTTTATCACATATTTTTGAAGTTTGCTTTTGAATTAAGAGAACAAAAAACATTCGGTGACCTAATTAAATTTTCTGACAAATACAACAACTAAAACAATGACTAACGAACAAATAAGACAGCAGATAGTAGATATGATTCCTTTTGCACACATGGAAAGATTTGAAACGCTTTGGTTAATGCTTACGCCAAAATACGAACGCCTTTCAACCGAACAAATCAAACAACAACAAGAACTTGAAAACGAGCGTGAGATATTCTGGAGCGCACTTGAAGACGTTGTTTGTAGCGTTGTGGGTATTCAATCGCAAATGCTTTACACCCCAACAAGGAAACGCGAGATAGTGACCGCGCGACAAATGATTTTCTTTTTGATCCGTCCGTGTTACTTTCAGTCCTTCGAATCAATTGGTAAGCACTACGCGAAAGACCACGCTACTGTTATGCACGGAATCAAGCAGGCGACGTGGCAAATCGAGTGTGACAAAACTTACGCAGCAACGGTTGAAAGAATCTGTGGATTGATGAATGAGATGGGTTATGCTAAACCTATTAAATTTTTCACTAAATTTGTGGAACACTTGGAGCATCAAAAACAACTCGAAGCAAAAAGAAAAGCCAAATTAAAATAAACCTTAAAATCAAAAATGTATGAGCGACTATTGCCGTTATTGCGATTCAGACCAAATTGAAGAACGCATTTCAGAAATCAAAAGAACAAACAGAAAATATCGTGACTGGGACGATTCAGATGTTCAGGAACTATTCGAAGACGAAATAGGTCTTTGTTACGAATGCACACGCGAGGAAGACGCGGATATGGAAAGGGACGAATATTGAATAACTATGGAAACAGAACAAACTGCTGTTGAATGGTTTTACAAAAAGTTAAAGAACTATAAGAGTTTAAATTTAACCGATAAACTTATTCAAGATTTATATAAACAAGCACTTCAAATGGAAAAAGAACAGATTGCAAAAGCGTCTGGAGAATTTTGGTTTGATTAAAAAATAAACAATGATGCTAATACTACAATTAAAGAAACGAGTTGAAACACTCGAAGCGCAAATAAAGGAACAAGACCAAAAGATAAACGACATTCTCATTCGCTTATCAGTTCCACAAGCAAACCTTCCAGTCACGACGAAAGAAAAGAAGACTACGTTCGTTAAACCAACGGTTGTCGAAATCTACGAATATGCTTGCGAGAAATTAAGCAACGACGACGCGCTTAAATTTACCGAGAAATTTCATGCACATTATGAGGCGAATGGTTGGAAGGTGGGACGCAACGCGATGAAAGATTGGAAGGCGGCCGTTCGCAAGTGGGACTTATCTACCTTTGTAACTACAAACCAACAAACAAAAATCAAAAATGGAAAATTCGATTCAGACGCTGCGCAACGCATCTACGCAGACGCTCACAATTACACAAAGGGTTGATCGTGCAGAAAGAGAAAGCGCATTTGTAGCCGACTACGACTTGCCAACTTTTGTCAAGTTATGCTCAAAGGTCTGCGCTATGTACGGAATAGCGTTACCCGAAGCACAACTACTCCAGATGCTTCACGAGTTCATTGTAAAACACTTTCGGTGGGTTACGTTCGAACATTTCAACCTTGCTTTTGAGTTGAACGCAGCGAATGAACTGTCAAAGAAAACCGAACACTTCGGAGCGTTAAGCGTTTCGTTTATAGGCGACGTATTGACGCACTACAAACCACACCGCGACAAAGCGAATCTACAAATACAGCGTGAAATAGCGCAATCAATTGAGGAAAAAGCAGAACTAATAAAAGAAAACGAAATGGCGGTGAATGACGACAGCTGGAGAAGAATGTTGAAAGAAGATATTGACAGCTTCAAACAAGGCAAAATGACGACCTTAGAATTGCGAGGAGTGTCAATGATGCGGTGGTTAGAAGAAAGTAAGCGTATTACAGCTGAAACATTCACAGACGAAGAATACAACCTTTGTAAAGCGAAGGCACGAAAGACAGTCTTCAATGAACAACAACTTTCGAAGGGAATGGTTGAGCGAATGAGTGATAGGAAGCGTCAACTACTCAAAGAATCGATTCAGTTTGAAGGCTTTCGTGAACTTTACAAACTTTATTTGTCGAAGCAATGTTAAATATAACCAACGAAGATAACATGGAGCTCATGGCTCGTTACCCTGATAATTACTTTGATTTAGCAATAGTTGACCCACCTTATGGAATAGGTGCAGATGAAAACGCTTTTAAAAACGGTGTTAATTGTAAAGCAAATGGCTTTAAAGAACATAAAAAAGGAAGTTGGGACAATGCAATACCAAAAGAAGAATACTTCAATGAACTTTTTAGAGTTTCAAAGAATCAAATTATTTGGGGTGGTAATTACTTTACAGAGTATTTAAAACCTGTTATGAGTTGGATAATTTGGGACAAAATGCAATATAATTTTTCATTTTCTCACGGTGAAATGGCTTGGTCGAGTTTTAATACAAAATTATTGATTTTTAAATATGCTAGAGGTAATGAAAGTGGCTTTGCTCCTAAATTGAAAGCTGAATTAAAGCAAGGTTTAAATATACACCCAACTCAAAAACCAATAGCATTGTATAAATATCTTTTAGAAAATTACGCCAAACAAGGCGATAAAATACTCGACACCCACTTAGGTAGTGGCTCAATCGCGATAGCGTGCCACGACTACGGCTTCGACTTAACCGCCTGTGAACTTGACAAAGAATACTACGACAAAGCAATGCAAAGAATTACTAATCATGTTGCTCAACAAAAATTATTTTAATGCAACCTTACAAACCCGAATACCTGCCGCGTCAAATTGAAGCGTTGAACTATCTGGCAACCGATTCGCAAGTTGAACAGTTGTTATACGGTGGTGCGGCAGGTGGTGGGAAGACGAAGTTCGGTTGTATGTGGCAGATTCAACGTCGTTTGAAGTACGCTGGAACGCGTTCGCTTATTGGACGAAGCAAATTAGACACGCTTAAAAAGACGACTCTCAACACGTTCTTTGAAACAGCGCGTGAGTTTGGATTGGTTGCTGACAAACACTACACCTACAACGGACAGACGAACGTGATTAAGTTCTTCAATGGAAGTGAAATTGTATTGAAAGACCTGTTCGCTTATCCTTCAAATCCGAACTTCGATTCACTTGGATCGTTGGAAATTACCGATTATTTTATAGACGAGGTAGCAGAGGTAACAGAGAAAGCCGTGAACATCGTTCACTCTCGTTGTCGTTATAAGTTGAACGAGTTCGGATTAATTCCCAAAGGCTTCTTGTCGTGTAATCCTTCGAAGGGGTGGTTGTACAACGAGTTCTATATGAAGAACAACCGCAACGAACTACCTTCACACCGAGCGTTTGTTCAAGCGTTGCCGCAAGATAACCCCTTCCTTCCTGTTGCTTATATTGAATCGTTGCGAAGACTTCCAGAGTACGACCGCAAACGTCTTTTAGAAGGCAATTGGGAGTTCGACGACGACAGCGACAAACTATTTCAAACGGAGAATCTTCTTCGAATGTTCCGAAACGAAGTAATCAATGAAGGCAAGAAGTATATCACAGCCGACATTGCGCGTTTTGGGAAGGATAGAACGATTATTATTGTATGGGAAGGTCTAACTATCATTAATATAATTGAGTTGAATAGAGCAGCGTTGGACGAAGTGGTGAACAAAGTTCGCTTAATCTGTCAACAGCATTCAATTTTATTGCAAGACGTAGTGTGCGACGAAGACGGTGTTGGTGGTGGTGTGGTTGACTTCTTAAAATGTCGCGGGTTCGTCAACGGATCTAAACCAAAGCACCCACAATACCAAAACTTAAAAAGCGAATGTTACTACAAACTTGCTCAGTACGTCGAAGAAAACAAAGTAACGATTCTTTCAAGTACGCGCAAAGAACAAATCATTCGTGAATTAGAAATGATTAAACGACACCGCGCAGATGTTGACGGTAAATTGCAGGTCACACCGAAAGATGTAATCAAGAACCGCGAAGGTATATCTCCAGACGTTGCCGACGCGATAATGATGCGAATGTATTTCGAACTCAATCCAAGTTACGGACAATATGTTGTCGGTTAGCATAGGTTGACTATATTAGCACAATGAAAAATACACCACTATACGAGTCTTTGAAAATGACTTACGACCGCGAACGTGAAATTGTTAATTCACTCGCGAACTATTTCCAACAAGGGAAGATTCTTGGAGATATTCTTCTGGAACTTTCTCAACGGAAAGACTTAAACGCCAAAGAGAAAATATATCTTGCGCTTATGATTGGTTCAATGATGAGTAAGCCGAATGAAGAAAAGTAATCTACTCACGCAAGTCATTGCCGAATTAGAAGCGCGTGAAGCGAAGGGAATGGAGACCTATGGAACAACGTTAGACCGAACTGATTTAACGCGCTCAGAATGGTTGCAACACGCTTACGAAGAAGCGTTAGACCTTGCACTTTATTTGAAGAAACTTAAAATTGAAGAAGATGCCAGAAAGTAAAACTAAAAAAGGAATATGTGTTTATCTACACAAAGACTTGTGGAACGAGATTGACGAGAAACGAGGTGAGAATAGTCGCAACACATTTTTAAGTGAAGCAATTGAGTTCTCTTTGAAGTTCTACGTTCCCGAATCTAAAGTAAAATTGAAAGAACAAACGTCGACAAAATAGCGACGGACGAAGCAACAACGAGAGCGCCAGTGCGGCGCTTTTTTTGTTTGTCTAACTTTTTCTTTTCAGCAGTTAGAGTGTTTATTTCTTCGGTTAAGATGTCTTCCTTCTGTTCATAAGCAACGATTACTTCTTGTAAGTTGTTTACCTTTTCACCTTCGATGTTCAATTGTTCTTTGAGGTTGTTAATTACAAGTGAATCTGAAGCAATTACGCTATCGCAGGAGTTCACCAAACGGAGAACATCAACGCGAGTAATAGTATCTCGAACAAGAACAATATCACGAGTTCTTTGATAGGTGGTTTTGGCTGTAAGTTGAGCATCTTCATAAGTGCGGAGTTGTTTATAAAGTTCTATTTGTTCAGCAAGTAAGCGGTCGTATTCTCCAGCGTTGTAATTGATAACGCTATCTTGCTTTTGTACTTCAACGTGAACGTCTTTTGACTTATCGCGTCCCCACCAATTCCAACAAATGACCGTCCAAATAGCAGTTGTTCCAATGAGCAACAAAGCAATTGCGAGTATATTCTTTCTCATAAGATTTTCCCTTCGTGTATGCGGTAATTGTGAACGCTGAATGAACCATTCGCGCCTTTGTCGACTATTGCAAATCCGTGGTTATAACGTGAATAGGGGTTGTAATCGGGCGAAAGTTCACTCAAACAAGCTACACCCCAACAGGTTATGAATTTTCCATTCGCGTCCCTCTCATTGTGTTCGGCTGTCTGGTGGTGATGTCCACACATCGAAGAAACTTTGGTCTTCATATACAAACCACGAGCAACGTTTACCGAAGGCATAAATTGTTTTCCGAACTCGTGACCGTGAAAGATAGACAACTTACCGATGTTTAGTTTGCTTTTTCCATCAACCCAAGTTATGTTGTGTTTATCTAAATGACAAAGCGACGCAAAATCGAACGCGTCAATGTCCACTAATTGCGGAGCTTTCACACGCATAAAACGCCAGTAACGTTCTTCGTGGTTTCCTTCTTTGTAGTAAATGTGAGCCTTTGGAAATTGCTTTCTCAATGTATCTACGAATTGACGCATTGCGTACAATTCTTCTTTGAATTTTCTTTTGCGTGGATCTTTAACGAAGTCCGAAAGTTCATGACAATCTAAAGCGTCACCACCTAAAACAACTGCGTCGCACCCTTGACGAATACCTTCATTAATTGCAAGACTCAAAGCCTCGTTGTCTTGGTAGGGAATATGAATATCATAAAGCATTAAGAACTTTGTTCCTTTCAATTCAATGTGTCGACGCTTTTTTGCGTATGACTTAGGTAGTGCGTACGGGTTGGAAGGTCTTTGTTTAGTGTCAATCAATTCTTTTTGTGAGTTAGATGTTCTACTTCTTTTTCCAATTTTACCACGAACGGTTCGAACGTAGTTTCGCGCGTGTTCGGCTGAATCAAACGCTTCTGGATATTCAGTAAATAGTTTTTCAGCTAATGAATGAGAAGGAGCATCGGGAAACTTACTGCAAATCTCCGCTGCTATCTTCCGTGCTTCGCTCTTTGGTCGTGCCATTTGTTTTTTGTTTTGTGAATCGTTCAATTACTGTTCCACCAAACAAACCACCTGTGAGCAATGCGAGTGTGTCAAACATCGCAATAGGACAAACGTAGTAAGTAAATGTTGCAACATAACTCAAAACGATTAAGTTAATTGTAACAAATATAGCAACAATTCGTTTCGAACTTACTTTGGTTGAAGAGGTAAGCAATTCCTTAAGCCACACATTCAACTTATCCTTCATAAAAACTTCAATACGAATTGAACAATTAAACCACCAACCACACCAGCAGCGGTTGCAATACCACCCAAACGAGCTACCTGCAAACGTTGATTCTGAATATATTTGTCGTGCTTCTGCACCTTGCTAACAAGACCTTCAATCTTCATTTCGTCGTCACCAATCAACACGTTGTATATACGGTCAATCTTCTTGTCCATATCCTGGAGCTGTTCGTGTATCAATGTTATTTCGTGTTCGGTGTTCATTTCTTAAAGTACAATTCAATTTCAGCCTCACGACGACGAACCAAACCTTTGAGAATTACTCCGCCACCTTTGTTCCATAAACGAAAAGAATCTGCTATTGTTGGATCGTTTGGGTTAGCATTTACCTTTCTCAACACAGACGACTTCTTGAAGCCACCAACACCGATGTTATACGCAAGTGAAACACACGCGCTAAACTGATTCTCGTTAAGCGTTTGCGTTATCAATGCACGAACGGATACCGCGAACTTATCAATGACGTTTTTCGCTAATTGCTCCGCTCTTGCTTGTGTGATTACGTCGCCTTCCTTAACCTTCGTTCCGTCTTCGTAAAACGTATTTCCGTATCCAATCGTCCACACGTTTGCAGGACACAAATAAGCCTTTAAACGACAGCCTTCAAACTTCTTTAATAGCGCGTAGCCGTCAGCGTTAACTTTCATTTTTCAGTTTCTTTATTTGTTTCTCTTTCTTTGCAAGATACTTACGAAATTTTTCTTCGTAAATCTTGTGCATCGTTAAATTCTTCTTGCGTCCCCTTGTTGCCATTCGTTTTTATTTTAGTTTATCTCAACCAACCTAAACCGCGTCGTCTGTATTCGTATGGAAGTCTATCGCGTCCGTCGCTAATCTCGAAAGCGTTCGACGGATACACATTTGTTTGCGACCAAATCTGTTGCGTTGTGTTCGTCGTGTACTCTGGAAAGTCCGATTGATTGAAACACAAATAGTCAACCATTCGCTGAGTGTAGAACATTGCTTGTGAACGCGCTTGGTCGCGGTAGTTTTGTAAGTCTGTTTGGCTGATTGGTGTAGTGTCTTCGCTTGTGCGAATAACAAGACTTCCGTTGTCCGTTTTAACGTACAAATGAGGCAAGACTTCGTACATAGTCCACCACATAACCATTCGACGCAAGTAATTGTCAAGAAGGGTTTCGTATGCGCCTGTAATATCGTCGTTTACAACGTCTTCTTTAATCTTATTGTAAAGGTCAGTTCCTAAATACAATTGTGCGTACTTGTCTTGCGACAAATAGATTGCAGGGTACATAAGCAACGGATCAACTGAACCGTTAATCCAAGTGTATTTTTTGATATAGTTTTCGTCTATTAAAAGAACTTCGGGTTGTAGTGCCATTTTTTTATGAGTATTTAAGTGAACCTCTGTTTGGTGTGTTAATTGGCGCAATGCCTTCTTGACCTTTTTGCGGAACATAAGGGTTGTTACCTACACGCTTGTCGTTTTCAAGTCCGTCGTTAGGTAAAATGCGGCCGTTTGTATCTCTTTTTCTAACGTAAATTTGTCTTTTGAAAAAATGGCCACAGTAGACTCCGCCTTTCCAGTCAAACAAACTATAAGTATTTTGCCCTTGAGGTGCGAATTGTCCATTGACTCCAGACTTACTCATTTTCTCAATGTCTTCATATCGGAAAATCGCGCCTGCTTGTGACATCTTAACCATCTTTTTGCAGAACTCACGGCTGTTTTCTCTTATGTTTTGTGAATACGCATAGCGTAATTTATAAAGTCCAACATCACCCCACTTAGATTCCTTTTCGCCTTGAGCGTTACGCATTGTCGGCATCTTGTTTCGCTTTGCGAAGAACTCGCTTGTGTAGTTCATTTCGTTTTTTGGGTCGGTAACGTCTTCTTCACTTACCAATTCCCACTCATTCAAATCAATGTATTCAGCCTTTTGTTCTAAGATGCTAATCCATTCTTCGCCCTGCTCGTCACTAAAATCATTTTCAGCAACCGCAACTTTCGCCTTCTTCGCAACTACTTTTTTTTTTTGAGCGGACAATTTAGCCACCGCGTCACCGCTTGTTTGAAACATTGACTTCGCAACGTCTACGTCAAGACCTAAGAATTGAACTAAGAATACAATCGCTTGTTCTTGCGTTAGTGTTCCTGTCCCAACCGCTGCGACAATCTCCAAAGCAGAAGCAATTTGCGCTCCGTTGTAGGTCACGTCACTAACTTTTTCAGTTATTCCTGTTGGTGTTTCTGTCACGTCTGTTGAAGGTACGTCTATTACTGTGGTAGGTGCGTTAGAATCGATTGAAATTCCGTCTTCGAAGATAGAGTTCATCTCTATATTTACGTCGCCTAAAATCGGTGTAAATACTTCTTCGATTATTCTTTGATATGGACGAATAACTTGGCTGTTGAATATCTCCAAACCTACCAACATTTCGTCCTTATTGCTTCCGAATCCTGTCGCATCTCTAATGCCGTGAATCAATGGTGAAACAACGCGGTGTCCTACCATAATTTGCTTCGCTGTTTCTTCTGATAAAAATTGATATTGCTTGTCAGCATCTGAAAGTGGAAACGCTTCGATTTGCGGAGCGCGTGTAGGATCTTCGTTAAAAGTCATTAAGAACTTACCCGCGTTACTTGCACCGCTTAAACGAGTTTCCCACTCACGACGAATAGCCTCACGTTCTTCTTTTTGAGGTATTCCGTTCAAGAAGTTAATGATGAATGAAGGGAATAAACCATTCAAGATATTGTTAACGTGGTACAATCCCATTTGATAAGACAACTCAACGTAATTCAACGCTCCGAAGTAGTCGGGTTTAGGATAGTAAACACTACCCGCGCTCATTCCGTGAGCGTAAATAACTTGTCTTGGTTGTTCTTGCGCAATGGAAGGATTGAACGCAGGGATGAACTCTGGCTTACCACGTTTTGAACGCGTGTTTGCCCAGTCTTTTGAATAGAAAATTCCTGTGATGTCGTCTTCTTCTTTGTCGTAAGCAAGACGACAATTCTCAAAAGGCAAATGGTTGATTTGTACAACGCGTGTAAAGTCCATTGACCAAATTACTTCAGCAACAAATGCGCCTTGAAGTTTTAAGTCGAACGCAATACCTTGCAATGCGTTGTCAAGAATAGTTCCTGTACCTTGTCCCTCAATCATATAAGAGATTGAGTTCACCAATGCGTTGTGAATTGGTGAGTTTTGGTAAAGGTTTATGAGGTGTTGAGGGAATAAGTTGTTTTGTCCGTAGTCAATCCAACCGCTTCTGTTTTCTTTTTCAACCGCTTCAACTGGCTGATATAATGAAAGATTAATTGATTGTATATTGTTTTCCATTTTATGCGCCTGTATATATTACGTCTACGGGAATCGTAGGTGTTGAAACGTCAAAGTAAATAGTTCCGTCTTGTAAAATCATCAAACCCTTTTCAACCAATCCAACGACGGACGAATTGGTTGGGTTTATATTGCTGCTGCTGTTTTGACCATACACTTCGTAATGATAACGACCTGCATCGGTCAATCCAACGGTGGTAAGTCTTATTTTTGTCACGCGTTCGTTCTCGTTTATCACGGTCACTACTTGCGCGAGTTTTTCACCTGTCATTTCGTAAGTCAAAACGAGTAGGTAGTGTGTAAAGGCAACGTTGAAATACTGACGACCTTCGTCTAACGAAAGCCACGCGTATTGATTCGCTGTGTTTGTATTGAGGTAAACCATTCCCTTTTTCCTTTACGTTAAAATTACAACACGTAGGGACGCGTTGTCCCTATGTGTGTAAAAGTTTTTTTAGTCAGTTATAATGCTTGTTGGAGAAGCATTTAATTTGTAAGCGCGCTTCGCTGCTTCGTGAGTGAACGCTAAAGTGTAGCCATTCATATCACCAAGAACAGTTCCAGTTGCCGCTGTTGAAGTAGAAAGGTCTGCTCCATATTCGTAACCAACAGCCCACCAATTTCCGTTAGTGTCTTCAACGAAAACAATTACGCGAGCAGTAGCAACGTTTTGCAATTCCAAACGCTTTGCATAACTTAATTTCTGCAACATTACGTTTACGGTCTGAGTATAAAATACTGTTCCGTTGTCGCGGTTGAAATTGATTGTTTCTTCGAAAGAACCTGTTTGAGTAGGTAGTTCGTAAGTGTAAATTTCATTTTGATCGAGAGCGTTAATTGCAGTTACAATTTCAGTTCCTTCTTGAAAAGAAAATGAAGTTACGTTTGCTTTATCAACCAAAACGATTTTTTTGATACCACCGATGCCATCTTTGCAATCGAGTGTAAATCCTGTACTTAATTCACAAGCCATATTATTAATTTTTTATTAGCACAAAAGAGGGGTGGGTTTTATGCCACCACCTCTATTATGCAAGGGTTAGAATGGTTGAGATTATGCAGTGTATTGGTAGAACGCGATTTCGTCACCGAATCCGTACTGAACACCTGCGAAGAATGAACAAGAGAAACGAACGTTGTTTGATAGATCGTACTGATACATATCTAAAACTGCAACGGTGTTCCATTGGTCAAGTAAGTTAGTTCCGAACCAAAGGTTTGACTTTTGGTACATAGCCATTGTGTCGTCAGACATACCAGGACACTCGATGATGTCGTATTGTCCCTGCCAAGTCATCTTAACAG